ACGTCAGGAACCCGACCCACGCGTCGCTGAGGTGCAACCCGTATTGCGCCATGATGGCGACGAGCGCCGAGCCGGCAGCAACGTACAGACCGGGGGCGATCGGGCGTGTGCGCCACGCGATGAGCGCGGCCGAGAGGAAGGCGACGATTGCCGCCGCCTGCCCCGCCGAGAGGAAGTCGAGCCCCGTCGCGGCGGCCGACGTGAGTACCGAGCCAACGATGCCGATGATTACGGCGGGCTCACGAACGATAGTCATGTCGCGAGGGTAGCGCAGATTTTCCTAGCAGAGACTCCCCGCGGCCGGCCGGCCCGGGGCGGCACAACGAAGGGATCGAGATGATCAAACTCAAGGTGCGAGCCGCGCTCGTCGCGCTCGCCTTGGCGTTCGGACTGACGGCCGGCGTCGCCGTCGCGCCCGCCTCGCCCGCGATGGCGAACGGGCCGTGCAGCAGTAACCAACTGTGCATGTTCCCGTGCTACCTGGGCGAGTCGTGCAACGCATGGTTCCGATCGGCCGTCTCGCCCGGGTGCTACCCGACCGGGGCGAACGGGTTGGAACACCTGACGTACAGCGTGAAGAACCTGACATCGAAGACGATGCGGGTGTACCACTACGCCAACTGCTCGGGCACGAGCGCCCCGCTGTACGCCAACACGAGCGGCAACCTCGCGTATCCGTGGATCGGCGGCAATACGGCCGATCACACAGGAATCGTCGCGTTCCGGGTGCCGTAGCTCAGCAGGGATCGAGCGGCAGGGGCGGGTTCGCGGCGCGCACCTCGTCGGTATGGCGTCGAGCTTCGACGTCGAGCCGTCGCAGCGTAGCGCCGTCGGGCCCGCCCGGTCTCGGGCCGGCGACGAGCGCGGCATCGGCGCGCCGCTCGGCGTCGGTTGCCGCGGCGATGACGGCCGTGCGCTTCGCGTCGGCCGCCTGCTGCTCGGCGACGCATTGCGTGAACGCGATCAGGCGCGCGCCGAGAACGCCCGAGACGATCAGGGCGAGCAGCGCAATCGCGGTCGTCGCCGCCCGGGCCGTCGGCGTGCCGGCCCACGCGAGCCACTTCGGGGGGTCTTCCGGGATCGTCACCGCTGCTTCGCCTTCCGGCGCTCGGCCGCCGCGCGGCGCTGCCGCACCTCGTGCTGCGCGAGCAGTTGCCGGCCGGCAAGCCCGATCCCTGACCAAACGACCGCCCACGCGACCGCGTCGGCGACGTACTGCGGGTCGAGTCCGCTCATCGGCGCTCGCCTTCCTCGTCGGCCGCTCGGGCAGCCTTGACCTTTCGGGCACCGCTTGCCCGCTTTCGGGCGATCGTATCGCCGCCCGAAAGGGCGAGCCACAGGGCGGCCGGAAAGCCGATCAGCACTGCGCTCGGTATCTGCTTGAGCCACAGCGAAACGCCGACCATGGCGAGCCATGCCAGCATGCCGACGAGCAGCACGAAGAGCCGAGCCCATTGCGGCATGCCCTGCCCTGCCTCTCTGAGTATCAACGGCCCGCCGCGCACGGTGCGTGACGGCGGGCCGTTAAGAGAAACATAAAGGTTCACGTATCGAATCGGCAGGGGGGTCGGTGCTTACTTGCCGGCCCATGCCCCGAACACGTTGCGGTAGATGTGCTCGGTCAGCACGCGACAGCTCGACGCCGGCTCGTGCATCCACGCGGCGATGTGGGCCGTCGTGTCGTCGCCCCACACCCCATCGACCTTCGCGCCCGTGAGCTTTTGCATGCGGGCGATCAGGTTGTACCCGGGCAGCTTGTCATCGTCGTCGCCCTGCTTGAGCTGCGGAATGACGACGGTAAGGGTCATGTTCACGGGTACCCTCGCAGGTTTCTTGTCAGCGTTGATCTTCGCGGCGATCCGAGTAACCTCGGCGATGCCCTTGTTGATCTCGAAGTGCATGTCGTCGTCGGTCGTCGACGCGTAGTCGCCGCCCCATCGCAGCACGCCTTCGTAGTACTTGAGGCGATCGTGAATCTTCGCCTGTTCGGCCGGCGTGAACGTGTCGCGGTTGCCCCGCGGGTGCTCCTGCCAGTTGAGGTCTTCGGCAGTGCCGCTCGCGTGATTGCTGAGCGTCTTCGAGCCGGCAATGGGGCGGTAGTTGTACCCCCCGCATTGCGCCTGCTTGAGCGGCTCGATCGTGCGGTTGAACCATGCGGCGAAGTCAAGCAGCACGACGCTCGTCGAGCCCTTCCGCAGGTTCAGCGTGACGCTCGACCCGGGAACGGTGAACTTCGAGATCAACTTCGGGTCGACTGAGTAGCCGTTCTGCGAGTACTCGGTCATGCGCAGCACCCCTCGGGGTCGACGGGCTCGTCGGTGCGGGCCGCGGCGGCGCTGTACGAGTCGGCCGGCATCTCGGCGTCGGCCTGCTCGTGCGGCGTCTCGTCGTAGGGCGGGAACGGGCCCGCCTCGTTCGGGTCATCGGACATGCCCCGAGGGTACTGCGCCAACCTGCTAGGTGTCAGTTCGCGATGCGATCGACGTAGAAGTACGCGGGCGCGCTGCCGGACGCGCGCACGCGGTGCGCGGTGCCCGTGCCCGAGCTGCGCTGACTGGTCAACACGATCGTCTTGCTCGCAGTGCTGGCAGCAGTCCATTCGGCGTAAATGTGCGCCTGCCACCCGTTACCGGAAGTATTGGGCAAATTGACCTGCTGTAGCTGTAGCTGCGTGCCGGCGAGCGTGTCTTCGCGTATGCGCATGTTCTCGGCGTCGGCCGAGACGTCGGTCGATACCCTGCCCTCGAAAACGATCTTGTATTTTGCGCCCGCGATCGCCGAGAACGTGACCGAGGTGACCTGCGTCTCGGTCGCCCCCCACGTCGACGTGTCGGCCGTCAGGATCGTCGTTGCGACCCGGTCGATGAGCTCGTTGATATCGCTCGCGAAGATCTCATCGCCGCCGAAAACGGTCATGCGTCTATCCTCCCCTTACAGCGCATACCGCGCGGGCGTTGCGATTCGGGCGGCCGATCCTGCCGGCAGCGACTTCGTGAACCCGTCGACGCCCCGCTGTAGGGTGCCGAGCTGCCGCCAGTTGAGGGCGTCAGTGCGCACGATATCGATGTCGTCTGTGTAGAGAATTGTTCCGTTTGCGGGCGAGCTGCCCATTGTCGGCCCGTATTCGATCCGGGTCGTCGAGGCGGGCGCAGCGCCGCTCGTGACCGATATCAGCGTCCACGTGTTCGCCGAGACAGCAACGGCGTTGAATGCCGACGAGAGGTAAGTCACGCCGTTATAGAAATCGATGACGGCCGTCACGGTCCGGGCGACGGAGCAATAGACCCACATCGACGCCGTATACGTTCGCCCGGGCGCGCTCGGGAGCGTCGTGCCGTGCTCTCGAATGAGCGCCTGCGAGGGACTACCCGAAACGACGAGCTTCGCCGACTTCGAGCCCGTGTGCACGATGCCCGTTTCGAGCGAGATCGTGCCGCCCGAGCCGATCCACCCGCCGAGCCCGTTCTCGAAGGTGCCATCGGCGAGCGCAACGCTGTCGGGCAAGCTCATGCCGATGACGCGGTTGATCTGCCCTGCGATGCGCAGGTCGTACGGGACGCTCGTGCTCGACCAGAAACCGTCTCGCGTTTCCATGACGAGGCTTACGAGCGTGTCGTCGTCGTCGAGGGCGAGCTCGGTATACGACCGCACGTTGTACCGGTACGTCGGGCTATCGAAGGTGCCGACGAGCCACGGCTGAGCGGGCGAGCAGGCGAGCTCGACTTCCCACTTGTAATTGTTGATCGTCTGCGTAAAGCCCTCGATGATGACGTCGATCACTTCGCCCGCGAGCTGCGCGTCGGGTGGGTTGGCGATCGTCAGGCGCGAGCCGACTCGGCAGGCGAGCCATAGCGGGATGAGCTCAGGGTGTGCGACGAGGTTGATCTTTATGCGTGGCCAGCGCAGATAGTTTGCGGTGCCGAGACTGAGGAACCATCCGGCGAAGTCACCGAGCCGCGCGTCGTACGCGATATTGAGCTCTTTGCTGTCGTCGTACGTGCCCGAGGCGTCGATAGACGCCTGATCGAGCACAGTGACTGACGAGCCGGCCGTACGACTTACCGTGATCTTGTTGCGCAGGCGGGCGTCGTCGTCGGTCGGCTCGGGCGCCTCGTCGAGGTGGCCGAGAGACCAATCGAGCGCGAGGGCAACCGTCGGGTTGTATCGACGTACGCGCGGGATGAACATGAGGGCATTGCCGCGCTCGCACAAGATCGCCTGATCGGCCGCCTCGCACTCGCGCAGCAGGTCGACAAGCTTGAGAGCGCGCTGCCGGCCCATCGGCTCGGTCGCGCCGCTCAGCCGGTAGATCGGTACGCCGTTCTCGTTGCACAGTCGCTCGGCCCGGTCGCCCGCCTGCTCGGTGCGGTAGCCGTCGGCGACGAGCATGAACGTACCGTCGACAAACGGAAGGTCGTTGTCGCCGAACCACAGATGCGCGACCGACATATTGTCAGACCCGCATATGATCGAGAAAAAGTCGGGTTTGGTCGAAGTGCCCGAATAGGTATCCTGTAACACAAAAAACGTACTACTGCCGACTTGATGCCAGATGAGGTCAACCGTAACGGTGCCACCCGAAACGTTCGTTTCGAGCTGCATTGCTACCCATTTGGTCGGGTCTACTGCCCATAGGCTGCCGGCGTTGGCGATGAGCGTGTTGTCACGGTCGTAGCCTTCCCACGCGACGTTTGCCGAGTCGACGTGCAGCTCGAAGCGCGTCATCGTTCCCGAGCATTTGATCTCTACCATTTCGGTAGAGATTGACGGTAGGGAATCCATCCGGAAGAACCACAGGGCGGCGAAACCGTCGGGCGTCGAGCGGCTCGGAATCGGGACATTAATGATCGACGAAGCGGCCGTATTGAGCACGGCGGTCGCCTGCGATCCGTTGAGCGTGTCGTCAGACCCGAAGGTGACATCGAAGGGCGTGACCGGTCGGCCGCCCGAGGCTTCGAGCGCCTGCTGTGCGCCCGACTGCTCTTCGAGCGGGTAGTAAGCGAAGGTCGTGACGCCGCGCGTCGCCTGCGAGCCGAGCTGATTACGAAGCGGGCTATTGACCGGGCTGCTGCCCTGCGAGAGGCGCCGCAGGATGCCGGCCGCCTCGATGGGTAGGGTCGAGTCCTGCCCGCTCTTCTCGGGCCACTTAGGCGACCACTCGGGCACGTTTCCGGACCACAGGATATTGGTCACGGCGAAGTCATCGATCTTGGCGACGTACGAGCCGGCGTTCGTGTTGATCCGCCAACCGAACCACCCGACGTTAGCGCCTTCGAGCGAGTCGTCGACGGTGGCGCCCTGCCACGTATCCGGCTCGTCGGTCACAGCGCCGAGCCACGCCTTGACCATGATGTATGGGCCGTCGGCGCGCGCCTTCCCCCACACCTTCGTGCCGGCCGAGTAGCTCAGCCCGGTCGCCGTGAGCCCGAGCAGGTCGGATTGCACGCCGAGATACTGCCGCTGAACCTTGACGGCGATCGTGCCGGCCGCTTGCAGCTCGACGTGCGCCCGGATGTAGTTGCTCGTGTCCGTGTGGCGCAACACCGCGGCCGAGACGAAGCTCGCCCCGGTCGGCATGACGTCGAGCGTCGTTGACCACGTGACCTCGGCGTCGGGCGAGCCGGCATTCGTGACGATGTTGATGCTCGCGTTGTTGGTCGGGAGAGTGACTGTGCCCTGCGCGCCGTTGACGGCGTAGATCGAGCTGCTCGACGACCACGCGAAGCCCTCGGGGGTCGAGCCCCACCCGGGCGAGACTGTGCGCGTGAAGGGGTCGCTAACCCGGTCCATGACGTATCTGAGCGGCGTTCCCTGCCCAAGTGCGCCGTAGTAGGGCCCGAGGATATTGCGCGGGCTGAGGCGGCCATCGCGGTTGTCCATCGTCGCCGAGAACGAGCCCGCCTCGACCTCGTTCGCCTCGTCGTCACGGCCGGCCGTGATCGAGACGTCAACCTTGGCGCGGCGCTTGCCGGCATCGACCCACACGTACGCCGAGGGGTCGCCCGCAGGGTTGGCGCCCGGGGCGATCTCAACGCGCGTTTTGATCCTGGCTTCGCTGGTCACGCTAGCTGCACCTGCCCATTACCGCCGTTCTTCACGCGGAAGCTCTTGCGTATCCAGCGCCGGAATTCCTGCTCGCCGCCGGGCACGATCTGCACGATCACGGGCCGATCGTCACGGCCGTCAAGCTGCGGCATGCGGTCGAGCGGCACAACCGCCTCGTCTTGCCCGCCCTCGCCGACATTGACCAGCGTGCCGCCCGCGGTCGACTTGACGAGCCCGCCGTCGGCGAGCTGCGGAATGTTCGGCACGCCGATCGTACCGCCGCCGAACTTGTGCCCGAATACGCTGAAAGAGGGAATGGTGAAGTGCAAGGAATTCCACTTGCCGATTACCCAGTTTATCGCGACCCGGAAACCTGCCTTTAGGCCATCCCACATCGACGAAAGAGCGCCCTTGATCCGGCCCGGAATTCCGCGCACGAAGTTAATGAACGACGTCAGCTTGCCGATCATCCAATTTACAGCCGCAATGGCTGCATTGCCGACGGCCTTGTAAATGTTAATCCAGAATGTGAAATATAGCTTAATCGCTGCCCAAACGCCCTTCGCGAAGGCGACGATCTTATCCCAAAGCGCCTTAAAGAAATTGGCAAATGGGCCCGCGAACCATGCGCCGACGGTCTTCATGAAGCCCCAAACCGCGGCCCAGATCGTCTGAAAGAATTTCGTCTTAGTCGCGAGGTACACGATCACCGCAATAAGCGCGATGATGCCTAGGACGATCCACGTAACCGGCGATAGCGCAAGCGCAGCATTCCATGCCCATTGCACAGCGACCATGACGGCAATTGCCGCGGCGAGCACGCCGAGCCCGATCGCGAGCGGCGTGACCCAATCGCTATTCTTTTTCAGCCATCCGAACGTCGCCTCGATGACCGGGATTGCCTTCGCAAGCTGATCAGTGAGCCCAGATTGAAGCTGCCGCTTGAATGATTCCAGTTTGGCGCCGGCCGACTGCTCAAGGGTGTCGCCCGCACGGGTCGCGGCGCCCGCGAGGTTGCCGAGCCCCTTCGTCGCCGTCGCGGGGTCGAGCTTGAACAGGGCAGCGCCGAGGTCTTCGGCCTTCGTACCGAACAGGTCGACTGCCGCCGCCTGCTGCTTGACCGGGTCTTTGATCGCCTTGAGCTTGTCGAGCACGGTCGCGAGAGCGCCGCTCGCTCGGTCGCCACCCGCGGCGAAGTCGGCGGCCGTTTTCTTGGCGTTGAGCCCGAGCAGTTGGTAACCGGCCGCGGTCGTCTTCGAGCCGTCGATCGCTCGGATCGAGAGCTCTTTCAGGGCGTCGGCAACCGTGTCGGCATCGCGTGCGCCGCCCTTGAGTCCCTGCGAGAGCAGCCCGAGCGCGGTCGGCCCGCTGATGCCCAGCTTGCGGAATTGCGTGCTGTACTCGGTGAACGTGTCGAGCAGGTCATCGGCCTTGTTGACGCCCGTTTCGACGCCCCGCTGTATGACGTCGAATGCCTCCTGCGCGCTACCCGCAAGCCCGGTCTTGAGCATGGTCGAGACGGCGGTCGCAACTTCTTTCGTACTGCTCTCGGTCGTCTTCGAGAGGGCGATGAGCTTGTTGCCGACGGACTGAATAGCGGCGTCCGACGCGTCTTCGGGAACGAGCTTGTTTTGCCAGATATCCCGGATCGCGCCGGCCGACTCTTCCATCGAGTCGGCGACGCCCTTCGCATAAACGGCGCCGGCATTCTTGCCCATCTCGGCCGCGAACTCGGGCGACCCGCCGAGCTGCGCTTGCAGCAGGGCCATCGGCTTCGACGTCTCGATGATGCTGTCGATACCGGCGAGCAGGGCGGCGCCGACCGCCGCGCCGCCGATGGCGGCAGCTTTGGTGACGCCGGCCCACGTTTTTTTGAGCTTGCCTTCGACCTCGCTCGCGCCCTTAGCGACCTCTTTGGTATCGAGGCCGATCTCGATGAGCAGGTCGGCGAGTGTCGACAACGGCTAGCCTCCCAACGCCTTGTGTGCACGCTTGACGGCCCGCAGCATGTCTTCTCCTGACATCTCGGCCGGCCGCTCGGGCGGCGCGTCCCTGTCCCACTTAGGTATGAACTGTTCAGCCTGATAAGGCTTTTGCCTCTTTGTCCGATTCACGTTGGCGATAACCGCTGCCAGCATGCCGAACAACCGATCGACCCGCTCGTCGCCAATGGGCCCCGCGACCCGCTCGTACGCCTCCCATTCGGTGAGCTCGCGCGAGGTGACCCGCGCGAGCAGCTCGTCGACTGTGCACCCGAGCGCGAGGGCTAGTCGGAAGTACCGCCTTCGCTCGGGTCGTCGTCGAAATTTTCGGTCAGCTTTTCGACGTCGGCTTCGCTCATGCCGGACAGCTCGCGCGCCTTGTCGAAGACCCGCTCAAGCGCCCGGGCGCTCTTGCGGCCGAGGGCGCGCACGTCGTCGTCAGTGAACATGAGGTGATTGCCCTCGTCGACGAGGCAACGCGCGACGAGCTTCGCCCGGGCGTTCGCGAGGTTGACCTTCCGGTCATTGCCGCGCTGCTCGATGATCGAGGCTTCGTACGCGTCCCGCTGCGTTCCGGACATGCCGCGCACCTTGACCGAGCCCCCCCACTCGGGCACCTCGATCTCTTCGTACTGCTGGTCATCGACGGCGAGAATGTCGTCGCGAGTGAGTAGTGCCATCGAAGTTCGTCTCTCCCTATGCGATCTTGCTACTAGCTGCCCGTCTGAGTGAGCGTCGGCTTGCCCGTGACCTTGATGGTCATGCTACGGGCCATCTTGTCGTCGTACGGGAACTCGTCGCTCAGCTCGGTCATGATGCCCTTGAGCGCCCACGTGTGCTCGTCATCGGTACCGGGCAGAATGACGATGCGGTAGTTACGCGGGTTGGCGTCGTCGAAGTCGTCGTCGAGGTCGTGCGTCGCGTTGCCCGGGTCGTAGTTGATATCGAGCTGCACCTCGCCGCCGTCTTTCAGGCCGCCGATGAACTCCATGTACTGCTCGGGCGAGTCGTGCGCCGTGACATCGATCGTTTCGCGCTTCCGGTCCGGGCCCTTGATGCCCGTCACGTTGGCGATGGTGGTGAAAACCTCCGTCGGGGTGGCGCCGTTGCCGCGCTTGAATAGCGTCCCGAACCCGTCGCGTCCGCTCATCGGCGGCGCCTCCTAACTGAGCTGCTCGGTCTGTATGCGAAACCTGAGTACATGATGCCTGATCTGCGGGTCGGGGTCTTCGAGTGCCTGGTCGAATTCCTGCCGGATTGCCACGCAGCGGTGCCCGTGCGTTTCGAGCACGGCCGAGAATGCCGCGGTCTGATGATCGAGCAGGGCGGTCACGCGGTCGGCGATAGCCTGCCCCGGGCCGTTGCTCCGCTCCTGCGTCCACACGTGCAGCGTCTCGGTCACCTCGCGGCCGGCCGAGGTGTGATCGTAATCCGGGATCGACAGGTGGTCGCCAACCCGAACGTATGGCTTCGCCTGCCCCTCGGCCGCCTGATCGACAACGGCCGGCGTTGCCGGCGTAACGTTTTTGATCGACGCGAGCAGCCCCGCGAGGGTTGGGTCGCCACGCAGGATCGTCACAAGCGAGCGCTGTATCGCGCTCGCGGGATTGATAAACGTGATCGTCATACCTTCCCTAGCTCTTCCTTGACGACCTGCCTAACACGCTTGGGGAAGCGGCGACGCGACCGCTCGGCGGCCGGCGTCATGAAATCGTTGGCGGGCGTGTCGCTCGTGCCGTGCACGACGAACGGCGTGTGTCGAGCGGTCGAAGCTGCCCGCCCCGTGATCGTCTTGGCGTCGAATTCGGCTTGTATGCCCTCGCGCAGGGCGCCCGTTTTGACCGGGGCACCGCGACGCATGTCGTTGGCGACCTCGTGCGTCTCTTCCTTGACCGCTCGGGCGCCGGCCGCATCGATCACCTTCGGCAGCTTGGCGAGCTTTTTGACGAGCTCGCTCATGCCCTTTATCTCGACGACCTGCCGCGCCACAGCTACCGCCCCGCGCCGGCCCGCTGCGCGCTGTCACGCCGTGCGGCGCGCAGCTCAGCGACGATGTCTTCGAGCGCCTTCGCGATCTTTTCGAGCGCCTTCGTCTCGTCGGTCTTCATGGCTGCTGCTTACGCGGCCGGCCCGGGCCGCGGCGCGGTGCCACCGGGGGCTCGACCGGGTCGTCGTCGGCCGCGAGCGCCGCCTCGACCGCGGCGGCGAGCCACCCAGGCTCGTTCATCGCTTCCTCGGAGGGCAGCGCGTCGTGCGCGCGCAGCACCTCGACGACCGCGGCGAGCTGCTCGCGGTACTCATCGGCCTGCTGCGTGAAGTATTCGAGCGACCCGCGGTCGCCGTCGACGGCCGGCTCGTCGCCCTCGTATGGCAGCTCGATCACGTGCGGCGCGAAGAGCTCGGGAAACTGCTCGGCGACCGGGTGCCGCGCATCGGCGAGTGTCCGGCCGCGTACGAGGCGATGCTTCTTGCCATCCGGGGCGGTCACGACGCCGCTGCGGGTCGCGATGACGATGCTGGTCATGGTCGGGTTACTCCCCTTCGGAGGGCGGCGACGATCGAGGCGTCGGCCGGCAGGCGGTCGCGCTTCCATCGTCGGTAAGCGGGTCGGTCTTTCGCGAACTGCTCGGGGGCGTTGACGCGCTCGTACTGCTCGTCGAGCGGCGCCCGCTTGCCGGCGTACGGGTTGAGGTGGTCGATCAGCAGGTCGTCTCGCCATCGATAGCAGCCTGCCTCTTTGGCGAGCTCGCGCACAGCGTCATCGCAGAACAGGTGCTCGACGGGCGCCGGCACCATGCGGCCGAGCGCCTTGACAATGTCGGCCGTCATCGCCCATTGCGTCGGCAGGTCGTCGGGTCGGTAACCGTCCGGGCACGAGACGACGCCCGTGCCGAGGTCGAGCAGCTCGCGTACGTAGGCGCCGGCCCATCCGGACGTGACCGGGTGATGATCATCACCCATGAACCCGAGCGCGTACGGATCACGGGTTACCCGCAGGTAATCGGCCGCCTTGTTGAGCTTCGGTACGAGCGGTTCCCACGCGGCAGCGTCGAGCCACGTGACCGCCCGGGGGCGATCCGGAACGTCGGCCGCGGCCGACTCGAAGGCGGCGAGGTACAGCTCGCGCAGCGGGTCGTCAGTGTCGTAGACGAAGACGACCTCAGCGCCGTCGGCGAAGGCGCCCGTTTCGGCCCATGCGCGTACGAGCGGGCGCACGTTGTGCGGGCGCGAGCGAGTCGGTACGACGACGATGAGCTGCGGTTGCATGAGGGAAGCATAGACGTTCGGATGATTTTTTGAAGAAAGGCAGCTCAAGGGGTAGAAACCTAGCAGGTTTGGCACTAGGCTCATGCTTGCAAGTCACATAAACCGAAAGGGAGTACCCGAGATGACCAGCACCGAGCGCGCGAACTGGACGATCGCCTACCGTAAGCGCACCGCGAACCGCTTCGTCCGGGTGAGCAATTGGTCGGGCACGTGGTCGCAGGCGGTCGGCATGTGCGCGCTGTACTCGGCAGCGCACCCCGAGCTCGAAGTGTGGTACATCTCCGACGCTTCGGCCGAGCGTGACGGGTTCGTGTGCGAGGAAGACCGCGGCAACCTGCTCGTCGAGTCCGGGCGTCGGGTACGCATCGTCGAGGGCGGCGAGGTGCCGGCCGAAATGATCGCCCGCATCCCGGTCGCCGAGGTCGCTCGCGAGCGTTGGGTCGACGGCGACCCGATCGCCGACGCCGAGGGCGCGCCGGCCGCCGAGCCGTTCATCTCGCTCGACGAGGTCGCCGCTGCGCACGGCTTCGAGGTCGTCGAGGGCACGGGCGTCGTTCGGTCCTTCGAGCTGCGTAACGCCCAGACCGGGCGCCGCGTGAACGTCTTCCGAAAGGCGGCCGAGCTGCGCGAGTGGATCGCCGCGAACGGCTCGGCCGAAATGCTCGCGATGCTCAGCGCCGCGTGCAGCGGGCCCGAGCAGGTGCGCGGATGGTGGGAGCGGCACGGGCTGCACCTGCTGCCCGCGATCGACGCGACGAACGTGCTCGCGGCCGTCGCCGCCGATTGGGATGAGGCGCTCGCCGAGCAGGCCGCCCGGGCGGCCGAGGCGTTGCTCGCGAGTTAGTCGTCGCTGAGCGGGTGCCAGGAAAAGCCCGGGTGATCGATCGTCGGTCGCCCGGGCGTTGGCACGATGAACGCCGGCCGCTGCCATGCGGTCGTGTCTTCGCGCCACAGGTAGTAATACATGATCTTGTCGACGTAGACCTCGCGCTCGGCCGCCAAGAACGGCCGCACTTGCTTGACCCATGAACGATCTTCGGCGCGGCCGGCCCGCAGTAGCGCGAAGGTGCCGCGCCGGGCGATGTCGGCCCGGATCGGGTCGAGGTGCGTGAAGTCGCGCACGAGCATGCCTTCGGCCGTCCGGCGCCACGCACGGTGCGCGAGCGAGTGATCGACGATCTCGCGCTGCACGCCGTTCGTCGAATACTCGATCTTGAAACCGACGTGCGCCGGCCGGCTCGCGAGCGCGCTCACGATCTCGGCGACGTAGTACTCAGGCACGAGGTCGTCGTCATCGACAAACGACACGTACTCGCTCTCGGCCGCCGCGAGCAGTCCGTCGCGAATCTCGCCGAGCGAGGGGCGACCGTTGTTGCGCCACGCAAGCACCCGCACGCGGCCGGCGTGCTCTTCGAGCTGCGGCAGCAGTACACCCATGAGCCGCTCGAAGAGCGCCTCGCGCTGCCCGAGCGTCGGCACGAGGATCGTCAGCAGGGGCAGATCGGGGGTCACGTGTCGGCGCCTTCCGGTTGTAGCTGCTCACAGTCCGCGCGCAGGTAGATCGGCTCGCTCGGCTCGACGGTCGATTTGACCCGCAGACTGTCGCCGTCGTCGAGCGCGACGAGCTTGTCACCGCGGCGCACGTTGGTCCCTGGCTTGAAATGCACGATGACCGTGAGCGAGGTGCTCGCTTGCATCGCTTCGACCTGCTCGACGCCGGCAGGCTGTGACACCTTCGCACGCACGATGCCGAGGTCGGTGTCGGCGACCGTGCTGCCGCCGAGGTCGTCGCCCGAGGTCGTCGGCCGCAGCACCCGAAAGCGTCGGTTGAGCTCGTGCGTGCCGATCTCGCCTGCCCTCATTCGGCCGTCACCGCGGCCCATGTGTCGAGGTCGGCAGCGTCGGCGCTGTACGGGCTCGTCATGGTGACGGCCGCGAATGAGCTGTATCCGGCCGCCTTGCGCACGTCTTGCTCTTCCTGCTCGGTGAGGTAGACGACCTCGCCGCCCTCGCGCCGCGCCCGGTCGAAGCTGACCGCGCGATCACCGATCGTGCGCTGCGAGAGTCCATGCGGGTTCTCGAAGGCGCGCGCCGCGGCGGCGACGCAGATGCGGGCGACCCGCCTCGGCACGCTGTCGAGGTCGTCGGTAGTCGTGAGCCACGTCTTGCCGGCGACCTGCCGGATGAGCTCGCTCGCTTCGTCGAGCAGGTACTCGCCGCGGGTGCGCTCAGACTCATCGAAGTCGTCGGGCAATGCGCCGAGCTTGCGGGCGAGCATCGAGAACGAGGCGAGCGGCGGCACCTCGTCGTCGGCCGCGGCGACGTAGAAGTACCCGGGTTCAGTGTCGTTGACGCCACCCGAAACGGTCCAAACGTACTTGTATCGGCCCTTTACGTTTGCCTCGGCGGCCGGCACGACGACGAGCAGAATGCCCGTACCGCCGCTCGTGACCGTTCCGGTATACGTCGTACTGTCCGTCTTCGTGAGCACGAACGAGCCCGTTACGGCGACCGGGGCGCCCGTGTCCGGGTCGGTCGCTTCGTAGCGAAGCGGGATCGGATCGCCGAGGTCGAATCGCTGCACGGTGTCTCTCCCTACTCGGCGCGCTGCACGCGGGTAACGATACGACGCGAGCTCGGCCGCGAGGTGAGCCACGGGCCGCGGGTGCGCTCGATACTGCCGTCGCTGCCTGTGGCGCCGATGCCGAGGCTGAGCCCGAGCGCTGCGGTGCCGCGAGATGCCCGGGCGCCGGCCGCGGCGGCGCTCATGCCGAGCCCGAGCGCCGCGGCGCCTGCCGAGTCCCGTGCGCCCGCGGCGGCAACGGCTAGGTCGAGCCCTAGGGCAACGACGCCGCGAGCCGCAGCGGCGCCCACAGCAGCGACAGCGAGCCCGATTCCGAGGTCTGCCGAGCCCTGCGCAGGTGCCGGCGGCAGCTCAGACGACGCCGAGTTTCCGTCGGTGCCGTCCCACGCCCACCCGGAAGTGTCGCCGTCGGCGTAGGTATCGAGCGCGCCAACCTGCTCGATGAGCACGCCCGTCATGCCGAGCCCGACCGCAAGGGAATCCCACAGAATATAGATACCCGTCGCTAATGCGGGCGCCGCCGCGGTCGTAAAACTCGTGCGCAGCACCGAGCCAATGTCGCCGAGGCTGCCCGTGTTCCATGACTCGGGGAAGACATCGCCGCCCGAAGACCGGGTGTAGCACACGAAGGCGGTGCGGTTGAACTGAAAGGCGGCCGAGCCGTTGTGCTGATAGAACGAGAGCGTATGCACGTCGCCCGGGGCACACGCGCCGACCGCGGTCTGCACGTACCCGCCCGTGCTCGCGCGCACGCCCGTTGATCGCGGGCAACCCGCGGGGAAGTCGGTAGCGCGCACGGGCGTACCCGTGCCGGCCCATCCGGTCGTGTTGTTTTTGCCGGCCGGATTGACGCACTTGTTGTGCCGAGTCATCGGCGCCCGCTCAGGTCGACGAGCCGGTAACGGTCAGGCTCGTAATGCTGTATTCGCCTGCCGCATTGAACGCCTGATCGCCCGCGAGCGCGTCGTACCCGTAGAACGTGCCGGCCGTCGCTGCGCTGTAGAACAGGGCATTGGTCGCCGCGGCGCCGGCCGAGCCCGTGAAGTCGAAGGGCACGTTAGACGCCGTGAGCACGCCGCTCGCGACCGAAAACGTCACCTGCCGCCGCTGCGCCGAGGTCTGATCTCCCGAAGTCTGACCGCCGCCCGTGGCGACGTACATGACGACCTCGTTGCCCTGGTCGAGAACGGCGTTAATGCCCGCGGTGTTCAGCGGCACGGGGCACCTCTTTCTGCTGCTCGTCGTCGTACACGATCGGGTCGCCGCCGGATGAGTCGGGCACGAGCTCGGCGGCCGGCTCGCGCACTCTCGCCTCGGCCGCTGCGCGCAGATCGCGATTCAACCCGCGCGCAGCGACGTCGGCGTCGGTCACGAGCCCGAGCGGATGGCGACGGCGCGCACGAGCTGCGAGAGGCTCGCCGGGTCGCTCGGGGTGATCGGGTCGGTAACGACGGCCGTACCGGTCCACGCGTTCACGAGCGACCGGTCGGTCGTGTTCGTGTAGTCGTAGTCCATCAGCCAACGCACCGAAATGCCGTTGTAGTACCCGGGCGAGCCGGCCCGGGCGCCCGCCTGCTGCACCTGCCCGAAGGTCGCGCCGCGGGGCACGAGCGGGGCGCGGGTGGCCAGCACGAACGCCGTACGGTGGTACGCGTACGCGACGTCGTCGTCGATCGAGGTCGTCGGGACGACCATGAACTCGGCGATCATGCCGATCGCGCGGCGGCGCAGCGCGTCGGTCACCTCGGGACCGATCGAGTCGAAGCGCGCGAAGCGGTCGTCGACGATGATCTGCTCTTTGACGTCGGCGCCGACGAGCAGGTACCGGTCGTCGGCCGGCACGAACTTCTTGTCGAGCAGCTTCGCGGCCCGGGCGGCGACGAGGTACCAGTCGGTTTTGCCGCCGACGACGAACTCGGCGTCGGTCGGGTCGATGGTCATGCTGCCGAGGTAGGTCGCGTTCTCGATGACGTCGACGGCTTCGTCTTCGATGCCCTCGACGACCGCCTTGACCTGCGGCGAGAGCACCTGCGTTGCGAAGTCGACGATGTCGAGAGTGAGCTCTTCGTCAGTGATCGGGGCGCCGTTGTAGACGTCCGTGTCGAGCTTGACGGCGACGCCGAACTCGTTGCTCACGTCGTTCGTGATCGGCGTGCCGGCCCGCAGGGTGCGCTTCCGCGCGGTGCGCCGCGCCGGAACCCGCATGGTCACGGTGTCGTTGAGGGCGCCCGAGAACTCGCCCGGGTCGATCGCATCGGTCCACAGGGTCTTCGCGATCACGAGGTCGCGGTACAGCAGACCGACGGTCGCCCGGGCGATCACGGTCGGCTTGAGGAACTTGTTAGCCACGCGGGCTCACTCCCATCGTCTGCGCGGCCGGCCTGCCCGTACCGCTGCGGTCTACCGTCTCGGAACGCCCTTGATCAGCTCAAGGGGGTCGAGCTTTTCGAGGTCGGGCTCGCCGTTCGCGCTGCCCGCAACGCCCGACCGGAGCGTCTCGCGCGGCCGTCCGGCCCGGGTCGACGCGCGGCGGCCGGCGTCGTCGCCGTCGCCCTGCCCGTCGTCACCGTTACCGCCCTCGCCTTCGTTGCCGGCCGCGTCGCCGCTGCCGCCCTGCTGCCGGCCGGCGTTCGCCGTGCCGCCTTTCTTGCGGGCATCGACGTCGATGCCCATGTCGTCGACGAACTCTTCGGCGTCCGATCGCAGCTCGGTCGCCGACTTGCCGCGCAGGCGCCGCGCTTCCTTCGGGGTGAGCCCGAACTCGTCGGCGATCTCGCGCCGCGCGACGTCGAGCTCGGCCGTTTCGGCGCGCTTCGTCAGCGCATCGACCGCGGCCGTGAGCTTGTCGAGCTTGCTCGCGTCGCCCTTAGCTGCCTCGGCCTGCTGCTTGAGCTCGTCGTAGTCGCCGAACTGCTCGCGAACCTTTTTCACCTCGGCGGCGATCATGGCTCGCACCTCGGCCCGCGTGAACGTCTTTTCGCCCGTTCCCGTGCCCGAGTCGGTAGTGCCGTCGTCCGTTCCCATAAACCGGGTCACTCCCCGTCGTTACCGCCGTTGCCGGCGTCGGCTGCACCCGCGGCGCTCGGCTTACCGCTGTCGAGCCACCGTCGGTAATTGTTGAGTGCATTATTGCTCGTGTCTGCCGACATTGTGCCAGATGACCGGGCCCATGCCTGCGCCTGCCGAAACTCGCTCGCGTAATCGGCCGCCTGCTGCGGCGTGCCGAGCGATCCGGGCTCGCCCGGGTATACGGGCTCGGCCTGACAGGCGCAGTGATCGTGCGCCTCAAAGTCGGCCGATTTCTCGGTCTTGTAGACCGGGCCGCGAGCCGCGAGCGAGCGACAGAATGCGCAGGGGTCGCCGCTCGTGTGTCGGGCCCACCCGAGCGCCTTCGGATCGGCCGCCGTGGCGCCGACGATCGTCTGCCGGCCACCCGAGAGGACGATCTTCGTAAGCTGCCCTGCGGCCTTGATGAGCCCCTGTCGGCCGGCCGCGCCGAGCGTCATGCCCGCCTTGCGGCCATCGATGATGCCCTTGAGCGCGGCGCCGCGCAGCAGGCTCATCGACACGTCGATCGAGGGGGCGATCGCCTTCGGAACGATCAACATGCCGACGCCCTCGACGCGCCGAAAAAGCCCGTAGTAGTTGGCTGCCGCAGCGGCCGACTGGTCGAAGCCCTGCCCCGCGAGGATCGCCGCGGCCCGGGCGAAGGTGTCGATCGTTCCGGGCAGGTTCTCGATGTCGATGATCGACCACAATCGCACGAGCTCTTGCAGCGAGCCGGCCCGGGCGGCGAGCTGCGCCGCCCGATTCGCCTCGGTGAGAGCGGCGCCGGCCGCGGTAAGCGCCACGGTCTACACCTGCGCGCCGCGGGGCAGAATGACGCCGCCCGGGCTCGTCGTCGTGCCGTCCGGGTTGAGCCCGGGCGTGCCGGCGGCCGGCGTCGCCTGCGCATTCAACAGGCTCGTCAACTGCCCGAGCGAGTCGCCCTCCTTCGCCATTTGCTGCCAACGCACGACGTCTTGCCGGGTCGCACCCGGGATGCGATCCCACAGCGCCTGCGGCGGCACTTGCAGCATCTGCGCTACCTTGCCGAGCCCGTCAACCATGGCGCCGAAGGCTCGCGCGCTCGTGTCTTTCCAGACGACCTCGATCGTGTCGGGCACCTCGACGCCCTTGTACTCGCCGATCGTCTGCGCGAGCTGCTCGTGCGACTCGCCGAGACAGGTCTTCGCGAGCTCGACCTTACGGTCGCGCCCCGCCTCGGCCGCTGCGAGCGCCTCGGCCGAGAGGTTGACGAGCTCGCCGATCAGCTCGTGCACGGGCGTCTGCGAGAGCGTTGCGCCGTACTTGAGCACCGCTTCACGGGCGCGCAGGAACCCGTCGAGGGTCGTCTCGGAAAACTCGCCGATCCGGATGCTGTCAGGGTCGTCGTCGAAGGTCCACAGTTGCGAAGCGGCCGACTTCATCTTCGTTGCGCGGTTCTCGGGAGTCCACCCGACGACCCATCGCTGCCGGAACGCCGAGTACCACATCGCCGAAGCGAGAGCGAAGCTCGCGACGTCCTGTTGATCTTGCAACGTCATCAGGGGCGCGACCTCACCCGCAACGATGCACGTCGTGTTGCGCGAGTTGAAGGCGCCGATCGGGTTCTGCGCGAGCGGCTCGTCGTCGAGGTCGAGGTCTTCCTCGCTGACGTACTTGATCACGGGCACGTAATCGAGCCCGAGGTCGGCCCGCTGCCCGAGAACCGACCATGCCTTTTTCTCGGAGTCATAGCCGAGCGTCCATACGCCCGCGCCGCCGCCCTCGGCTTCGTACAGCCGGAACGTACCGTCGCTGCGCCATTCGAGCGCCTGCTGTGGGTAATCCGGGTCGAGATCGTCGTACAGCGCCGTGCAGCGCCGCGGCGAGAGCGGCCGGATTACCGGCTCGGGGGCGCCCGGGGTCGCGATGACGTAACCGACGCCGTACTCGAAAACGACCCGGTACAGCCCGGACTGTCGACGGTCGAAACGGTTGGCTTGCAGCGCCTGCCAGATGGGCGCGACGACGTTGTCAGGCGACTCGGGCAGGTCGAGCGGCGCGCCGTCGGCGCCCTCCTCGGTGCCGGCGTCGGCGATGTCCTGCTCGCTCACCCGGATGTTGTCGAGGTAGAGCGACTCGATCAGCGACGAGAGCACGATGTCGATGAGGTTGATTCGCGACATGCGTGCGAGCTCGCGCACCTCGGCAGGCGCGTCGGCCGGCACGACGAGCGGCAGCGCCTGCTTACCGGTCGAGTAGAGGCGCAGCACGTCGAGCTCTTGCCGATCGCGCTGCTGTATGTCTCGGATGTGCGCCGCGGCGGCGAGCGCCTGCGCTTCGTCCATCGCCACGCTAAAAGACCGCCTTCCCTGTGGCGCCCGGGCGGCGAGTGCGCACCCTGCCGCTATTGAGCACGATCCTACGGCCCATGCGCGCCCCCACGTAGGCGACCGCGAGGTCAACGTGCTTGCCCGAGTCGCGGGTCACCTTGCCGAGGCTTACGCCCCACGGGTTCGGCCGCCTCTTTGCGTCATGGAAATGACGCATCGCGAGTCCGTCACCGTCCCACGTGAAAGCGCTCTCGCCGGTTTCCTCAATGTCTTCGACGGTCTGCATAGCGGCGGCCGTGAATTTCTGGTTTCGGTCCTTACCGCCGAGCGTCTTGATGCGCATGTCGAAGAGCACGGCGTGCCCGATGCGCGTGCCAGGGGTCGCCCAAACCTTGAGCTTTTTGCCGAAATCGCGGTGCCATGCGTCGATAAGCGGCATCCAATACAAGACGTCGGTATCGTCGTCTTTGCCCGGACCCGGGTCAACGCCGAACCACTCGACCCGGTACCGGTCGAAGGCGGCACGCACGGTTGCGTCGACGTCTTCCCGCGGGGCGAGCCACCCGATGCCCGCCTTCCCCCGGGGCGGCGCCCAAGCGCCGAGCCGGAACGTGTGTCCATCGAGCAGGCGCGAGCCGGCAAACGCTGTCGTGTCGACGCTCTTCGAGCAGTCGAGAAACATCGCAATCTGCTCGCGCTCTCGCACGACGATCTGCGGGCGCGCGAGGGCATCGAGCTTACGCGGGTCAACCCACGCGTCTTCGGCCGCGGCGAGCCCGTTGAGGTAGTAGCGAATCGAGTCGGCGACGGGTGTCTCGGGGTCGAGTACCTCACCCATCAGGCGCACGATGTCGGCCCACTCGGCATCGGCGTACGCCGCTTCGAGCCCGCGGCGCAGCGAGTCGGGGTCGAAGACGTTCGTCGTCGGCGGCGCCTCGATCGAGTCGTACAGGATATCTACCGGAATATCAGAATTTTCGGCGTTTGCTATGACCTGCTGCTGCCACGCCGAGAACGTGCGCTCGGCGACCGAGTCGCCGCCCTGCTGATGAGCGTTCGTGCCGTCGAGCGTCCGGGCTTGCAGCCATGCGGGCGACTTGCCGACGTTGCGTCGCACGACCCGGGCGACCCGGTGCCCGCCCGACGTCTCGGTCATATGGTGCGTCTCATTGAGGAAAACGAACGTCGCCGGGTCGCCCTCGGCGCTGCTCTCGCTCGCCGTAAGCACCTCTTGCCGGCCGCCCGTGCCCTTGACAATCGTGCGCGTCTCGCCGCAATCGAGGTCGTAGTACGCTCGCGCTTCCTTCGACCACATGCCGTTGGCGACGCGCAGCACGTCTTTCGACTGCGCCTCGGAGTTAGATGCAATTTGCACGAGCGGCATGCCGTGCACGATGCCGACCCATCGCTGCTCATCGTCGTCGTAAACGAGCTGCGTCGGCCCGCAGAGCTCGGCGTTACAGATCGAGGCGCCGAAGGGATCTTTGCCCGTACCCTTCGCGCCCCGCTTGGCGCCGCGCCGGTAAACGAATCGTCCCGTTTCCGGGTCGAATGCGTACCACAGGATGATAAAGCGCTTTTGCCCGGACGTGTACCGCCACGGCGCCCCGGTCTGATAGTCGATAAGCCCCGGGCCGTCGCCGCGACCTTCGGCCCAATCGATGACACCCGGGCCGATCGAATTCGTGATGAGCAGGTCTTTCGCTGCCTGCTCGCTCGGCCACGGCAGCGTGACCCACGCTTCGGTGCCGAACCATGGATCGAGTCGGTACCCGGGCAGCATGAGGTCGGCGCCGGCCGGCGGCGCCAACGTGCCGGCCGTCATCGCCGCCCTGTAACCCGTCGATGGTGCCGCTCGACCGCCCTGCGCTCGGCCCGGGTCATCGTCTGCCACTTCGCAGAGTCGCGCACCCACTCGGGCACCCGGGCCGGCGTCGGCTTCGAGAGCGCCGCGGGCATGTCGTTGCGCCGCTCGACCGTGAGCTCGCCGCCCTCGGCGACTTCGAGCGACACGCCGATCGCCTGCGGGGCAAGACGGCGCAGCTCGTCGCCATTGACCGACCGCATGACGCCCTCGACGTCGCGGCCGGCCGCGAATGCGCGCGCCTCGTCAAGGGCGACGAAGGTCGGGTTGTCGCGCGTCATCCCGTGACCTCGGGAGTGAGGCGCGCCGAGTGATCGTCGCCCGTTTCGCCGAGCATCACCTCGTCGTACGACTCGAAGCCCGCGGCGACCGGGGTCGTGTACTTGAGCCACTTTGCGGTGCCGTCGACGCCGTACACGCCGCAGTAGACGCAGCGCGGTCGCTCGGGCTCGTCGAGGTTGAGCTTCGGGTGCTCGCACTCGGGCGGCATGCGCCACTCGAAGACGCACGAGAGCTCGGCGCCCGAGTGCTCGGTGCAGCGGTCGGTGCCGATGATGATGAGCCCGCCAGTCGCCTCACAGTGCGGCTCGTACGCGTCGAGCGTCCATTCCCAGACGACCGCCGAGCCATCATCGCGCAAGCGGTGTTGGATCATGAGCGCAGCCACGGTCACTCCACAGTCATTCGGGGCGCCGTCGGCCGGCACCCGTAAGGGCAGCTTCCGGCGTCGGTAACGACGCCTTTGTCGTCGACGATGCATCCGTGATCGGGCAGCGGGCCACTCGCGAGATAGCGCTCGGCCGCTGCCGCTGAGACGCGCGCCTGCTCGCGGTGCTTACGTACCGCTTCGATCTCGAGGCGGTGTAGCTCGACATCGGCCACGCCGGCGGCGTCGAGAATGCGGCGCACCTTACCGACCGCCTCAAGCGAGAACGAGCCGGCCGCCGTGATGATCATTGGATCGGTGATCTTCGTCGGCATCACAGCCCCCGGTAATCGTCGAGACGGGCGACGCCGGCCGGCGTTTCGTTCTCGTCGGGCTTCGCGGCCGGCTCGACGTAGCGGATACGCAGGTCGCGCCGCGCGTCGAGGTAGACGCCCATGAGCTTTTCGCGCTGCCGCAGCTCGGCGCCCGAGTAACCCTTCCATCCCTCGCAGGTACGCGCGTGCACCTCGGCCGTGAGGAAGGCGAACGCCCAGTCGGTTTCCGACCACAGCTTCGCGTGCGGCATGCGCGAGACGGCGCCCCACCAATGACGGGTCGCGGGTGGCCAGTCATCGCCCGGGATTACGCCGGCCGCGGCCCATTCCACTTCGCCCGCCCGGGTGCGCGGCGGCAGTGCCGGCCCGCCCTCGAAGGGAACGTTGTCAACTTCGGTCCACTCTGCGACCGGGTGTCGGTGCCGTACCTGCGTCCGGTCGGCCTTCGGCTTCGCGCCTGCGAGTCCCATGCGTAATCCTCTCTCCCGACGCCATCCTAGCAGGTACCTAGTAGCTCAGAGTCACGGTCACTCTGAGTAGCGAAGTAACTTAGAGTGATGTCCGTTTAGTCCGGTTAGGGTCGGTTTGATTCCGCACGGGCTGGCAGACGCTAACCCCTGCCGCGGTCAGACCCCCTGGGGAGGGGGCACCCCCCACCTCGGGCCGTAACGTTCTGTGAAAAAATAACTGACAGTGAAGGGCGCTCGGGCGTGCGACGCAACCGTGTGTTACGACTGCCGTGCGAAGCTGCGGCGCCTTGTTGTCCCGTGCGGTGTGCGTGGCAACGCTCGCACACGCCTCGAAGATTGTCGTCGCTGTGGACATCGGGCCCGAGGTCACCATGGTCAACCTCTGTGCTCGGTGCACCCCAACAGTGTGTGCGCAGCTTGCACGTTGGATCGCGCTTGAGAATGCGGGGGCGTATGACCGTACGCCACCCGGGGGGGAGTGGAGAGGTACGCCACTCTCGGGGGGATGTCTGGCCTGCCATAGGGAGAGCGTACGCACGCGGGCCCCCGAGCAACGGGGGCAGCTCGGGGGCCCTGCTCATGGCGCGTCGCCACCATCTACGTACAGCACGGCAGCGCTTGGCGGTCGCTGTGTCCTGTCTTCTTCTCGCACGCTACACCCACCATGCGCACCATGCCGTGTAAACGATCATGGCTGCCAGGATCGCCGCAGGCAGGGACGCGCTCAGCAGATCGAGTACAGCCCTAGCGAGGCGCCGGCTCGGCGAAGGTATGCGTCGGCTCGTCATCGTCGCTGCTCATGGTGGGTACAGCGCAAGTCCGCTGATCTGTGTACTTGTGAATCCACATCGCAGGCACGTCGGCCTCGCCGACCGCGAGGGGGTCCTTCATCCGACGCGGGCAAAGCATGATCGGCGTGTGGCAGTGCCGGCAATCGGCCTTGTCGCCGACGGCCCACACGATCGGGAAACGCTGCGTCTGATCGGCAAGCGCCGGCACAAGCTGCGTCACCGCGGACTCATCCGGCACGAGCTGCCCGGCGTTCACGAACGGCCGCATCATCGCTGCGTACCGCTCGGTCGCCTGCTCGCCCGCGTATCCGGTCACGGGGGTCGGCTCGTAGGCGGCCGGCGTAGGGATGCCCGCGGCGTCGAGCTTGCTGCGCGCCTGCCGTGCGTCGATGGCGACGCGACGCGCGTTGAGCGTGCGCATGTCGGCGGCGATGCGCAGCTCGCGGCCGATCTCGAAGAGCAGCGTTGCGCGCGCCGTCTCGGCCGCCGAGCACGGCGTGCGGGCGATCTTCCATGCCTCGGCGAGCGCCTCGGCGGCCGAGGGCAGATCAGGATTCGGGTTCGTCACGTTATTAGCCTCTCTAGATCTGTATGCGTCACTTTGGTCGGATATCGCCCCGCACCCATCCGCCACGCGTAGGCGACATCGGTCTTCCATCCGGTCAACTTGCCGGCGTCGGCCGCCGCGCGGCGCCACAGGGCGACCGCGCGCAGCTCGCCCTTCGCGAACTTGACCGCGCAGCCCTCCGAGCCGTCGAAGCCGACCCAATACGACGGCTCAACGTCCCACCCAAGCTCGCGCGCCTTCCGGCCGAGCTTCGCGGCGCTCATGCCGCGGTTGGTCGAGGCAAATTCGGTCGCTGCGAGCGGCGGCCGAGCCGGCACGAGCGGCGGCGCGACACGCTCGACGACGACCTCGTGCTCGGCAGCCTCGATGACCGGAACGAGCAGGCCGAACCACTCGCGGCGTGCGTCCGGCGGCGCCGGCTCGCGAAAAGTTGCCTGCCGCAACAAAAGCCACTCGCCCGAGGTCTTCGAGCGCCGCCCGGGGCACAGCCCGCCCCACCATGGCGCCCATCGGCAGGCGTGCGCAGGCGCCTCGGGCGTCAACACGCACCCGCACGAGCGCTTCGGGTCGAGGTGCTCGACGGCCGGCCGGCCGCACCCGCAGGGGCAACCTCGACGGCCGTCGGCAAGCACGTCGTGCGCGGCCGGCACCTCGCCGCAGGCGCACAGCGGGCACTTCCCGAGCAGGTCGTGCACTGCCCGGTCGTACCCGCAGGCGCCGCACCTCATCGGTTACGACGCCCCTGCGCGCCCCACGTCGTCAAGATCAGGAAATAGACGACCGAGACGAGCGGGGCGATCTCGGCGAAGGTGTGCCAGACAGCGGCGGCGTTCACGATGGCGAACATGCCGAGCATGGCGAAACCGATGAGCAGCGAAGCGCTCGGCGCCCCCGGGTCGCGGCGCACGTCGGGCAGCTTGTCGTCGTCGCTCATCAGTGCCCACCCATCGAGATACCGGCGCAGAGGAAGCACAGGGCGGCGAAGAGCAGCAGGCCGAGGATGACCTTCGCCTGCCGCGACATCGGCCGCCTGCGCACCCTGTAGACGAAGCGGAATCGGGGCATCATCGGGTCGCCCCGCCGAAGTTGTACGGGTCATTGAGCACCTCGGCCGGCAGGCACCTAAGCAGGTGCTCGGCGTCGGCTTCGAGGTGCTGCCCGTCCGTGGCGAAGCGGTCGATCAGCTTCGCGCTCGTGCCGCGCTTGCGCAGCGTTTCGAGCAGCTCGCGCGTACTGACGTGCGAGAGATCCATCGAGGTTCCTTTCGGGTTCGGGTTCGGAACGTCAAACCTAGCAGAAAACCTGCTAGGTGTCATTGAGGCGCATCACCCGACGGAAGTCGGCGACCGCCTCGGCGGCACGGTCACGTGCGCGGCGCTCGGCGACGCGCCACGCCGGCTCGGGCTCATCGGCCGCGACACGCGGTCGCCAGTGCCGGCACCCGGTCACGGGAACGAGGGCCCCGCAGGCGCCGCAGGGCACGTGCGACCTCATCGGCGCCGAAGGAAGTCGGCGAGCGGCACGGGGTCGAAGTACTGCGCCGCTTTCGCGATCATGCGGGCGTCGTAGACCTCACCACGCGTCCGGCCGCCGCGCACTCGCTCACGGCGCCATGGGGCGTCGCGCTCGGCCTGCCACATCGGCCGCTCGGCGACGAATTCGTCGCCCCGGGCCATCGCGTAACCGATTTCCATGTCGGTCTGTATGAGCCCCTCGTGCCCCTTGTCGAAGGTCATCCATCGCAGGTCGTACCGGTCGGGCGCGCCGCTCATCGCGGGCACGAGGAACACGAAGCCCTGCGAGCCGGCCGGCACGAACCATCGGCCGCCCGGGGTGCGTAGCCACGTCGAGTGCGCCTCGCCGAACAGGTCGACGAGCTCGTGCGCGAGCATGCCGTCGGCGTATTCGATCGGCTCGGCGTCGCCCGCGGGTTCGGGTGTCGTCTCGACCGCCTCGGCGAGCGGCAACTCGGCGTCGTCGTCGACTTCGTACATGAGCAGGTCATCGGGCATCTCTTCGGGCCCGGGCGCGCCGCCGAGACTGGCCAGAGTAGCGAGCTTGTGCCGGCCCGTGACGCCCGTGACGTCGAGAATCCAGCAGAACCGTTTGCCCGGATGCAACCGCAACCCACGACCGACCATCTGCTGATAGAGCGTGCTGCTCGACGTCGGTCGGCCGAGGATGACACACGACGTGCTCGGCAAATCGGTGCCCTCGGTGAAAAGTCCGACGTTACACAGCACGACGAGCCGGCCGGCCCGATAATCGTCGAGCGCCTTCGCCCGGTCGGCGGCCGGCGTCTCGCCGTCGAGGTGTACCGCGGCGATGCCGGCGTCGTTGAACGCTTGCGCCTGCTCGATCGAGACGGCAACGGTCGGCAGAAAGGCGATGGTCGGGCAGCCCTTCGCGTGCTCGACCCACGCCTCGACGATCTTACGCGGCGCCATGGCGGCCGACATTGCTGCGCCGAGCGCGCCGCCCCGGAAGTCGCCCGCGGTACGCGCGACCTTGTCGAGATCGAGATCGGAAATCTTGACGCGCACGCCGCGAGGAGGCACAAGGTACGGGCCCTCGGGGTGCCGGATGAGGTCGATCAGGCCGATTTGCGGGTCGACGATCGCCTCGAAGACCTCACCGAGGGCGCGGCCGTCGCTGCGGTCGAGCGTGGCGGTCACCCCGAGCACGAGCGGGCCGTCGGACTCGTAGGCGCGCAGCTCGCGCAGCACCCGCATGTACGTGTCCGCGGTCGCATGGTGCGTCTCGTCGATGACGATGAGCCCCCACGTACGGGTGCCGAGCAGCGCGAGGGTCTTCGCGGTCGAGGCGGTCTGTATCGATCCGACGACGACCTCGGCCCGGTACTGCTTGACCGTGCCCTGTAGGCGCCCGATACGCCGCCCGGGGGCGACCTGCTGCGCCTTGTCGATCGCCTGATCAATGAGCTCGGTGCGGTGCGCGAGCCACAGCACGGGCCGGCCGGCGGCGACCGACATCTCGGCGATGGTCATCGCGGTCGGGGTCTTGCCGCCGCCCGTAGCCATCACCGCGGCGATCCGGCGGTCGCCGCCCTGCCAGAGCTTGAGCGCGCCGTCGACGAGCTGCTGCTGATAGGGGCGCAGTTTCATACCCGTTTTGTCCCATCTATGCAACGCCCGGGCCGGACGATCGGCGGCCGGCCGTACATCATGCGAACGACGTTCCGATAGCGCGTCTCGGCGTCGTGATCGCCGCTGCGATGCGCACCCCACGCGGCGGCGCGCCACAGGGCGGCCGAATCGCGCCGCGGGTTGAGCTTCCTCATCGCTCGAATTTCGGCAACGGGTGCTTCGCGGCGCCGCAGTGCTTGTAGACCTCGCGCAGCAGCTCGCCGACGTCGTCGGCCGAGAGCGGCTCGCCGCACGGGCAGGTGACATCGAGCGCGTAGCCCTCAGCGGTCGCCTCGAACGAGTCGAGGCTGAGCGGCGTGTCGAAGTAGTCGACGCCGGCCCACGGCGTAAACGGTGTCCAGAATTCGACCTGCTCGGGGCCCGCGATCGTGACGCCGTAGCGAAGGACCGTGACCCGCGGACGTAGCCCCAACGAGCGCATGAGCTGCAAGTCGCCCGCGCGGCGCCACAGGGCGAAGCGATTATCGGTGCTCACCAGTGCGCCGCCGTCCATCCGAGCGACACGAAGATCGTGCCGACGGCCGCCGCGCCGAGCCCGCCGAACACGAGCGCGTAGCGGTAGGCGGCGCGGTGTCCCGTGAAGCCCCACACGATGATCGCGAGCAGCGCGACGAGCGCAGCAGCCGCGGCGAACGCCCCGAGGGCGCCGAGCGCGTGCTCGTAGCTCGGAATGAGCGTTTTACCGCACTCCATGGGCTTTCTTCCATTCTTTCGGGTTGACCATGTCGAGCGGGTAGCCGCCCGGGCGGTCGCTCGCGGCGAGGTGCAGCGCGCAGGCGGGCGTTCCGTTGAGCTGAATACGGCCGACGACCGGTACGTACTGCCGATCCTCGCCCGTGCCGTGTCCGACGAGCGCACAGCCCCACGCGGGCTTAGGCATGTCGAGCTGCGCGAGCGCTTCATACAGCTCAGGCCAAATCGAGTTGATCGCCTCGCGCCGGTACTGCTCACCCTCGCGAAAGACCTTGTAGGCGTCGGCGCTCATCGGTACCCGCCGGGGCGATGGTCGAGGCAGTACACGCGCCGTACCGGCGGCCGGCCGATGAGCGCGCGCAGGTTGCCCCATCGATAGACGATCAGGCGAGCCGGCCGATAGCAGCGCCCGCAGCGCTCGCCGTTCACGACGTACGACCCTGCCACGGCTCGGGGGCACCGAGCTCACGGCACATGTCGTTGATCATGTTCCGGAAGTCGTCGGGGTAAAACTGCTCGTCGAAGGGGTCACGACGTCCGGCCGCCTCCCAATTCTGGCGGGCGCCCTCGATCCACCCGTCGAGCACGCCGAGCATGGTCTTGCCGGCGTCGTAAACCGCCCTGCGCACGATCCGGCGAGCGAGCTCGACGTCGGCCGCGAGCAGCGTGTCGAGGTAGGCGTTATCGCCGATGATCACGGCCGTCGTATCCGGCTCGGGAGGCTCGGCCGCCGCAATCTGCTTGGCGAGCGCCGACACCTGCGTCGTGATAGCGAGCAGCATCTCGGCCGGCTCGGCGACGGTCTGCGCGGTCGGCGTCGGCCGCAGCTCGCGGTCGAGCAGGTCGTACGCGTTAGCGAGCGCCCGCAGGAACGCGCTCGTATCGGGCAGCGCCGAGACGTACGCGCCTACCGCTTTCCAGCCCTTGAGCGGCGTCGCGCGACCCGGAATGTAGATCCACGCGCCGTTTGTAGTGGCGCCGGCCGCGGCGACGTACAGCCGAAATAGGCCGAAGGCGAGCTCACTCGTCGTGCGCTCGGCGACCGCGTGCGCAAGTCGACGCACGGCTTCGAGGTGGTTCGTCATGATCGTCTCTCCCGTTGCGATCAGGCGGTCAGTTGATAGCGAAGCCGAGCGACTCGATCACGCGGCGCACGTCGATCGCCGTGAGGCTGCCCGACGGAATGCCCGCCTGCGCGATGGCGCTCACGAGGTGCCGCTCGGTCACGGTCGTCGCGCGCTCAGCCGCGGCGATGAGTCCCTTCGACGTTCCGGGCCCGCCCGGGTCGGCGAGCTCGACGAACGCCTCGAAGGCCGCGGCGAGGCGATCGGCGCGCGGTTGCGGAAACCGGGCGTAGTAGTCGCCCTGCTGCTCGACCTCGGGCAGGGTCGGCGCGGCAGCCGGACGCGAGATCGAGCCGCGGCCGAAGCGACCACCATCGAGCAGGATGACGCCCCCGGGCACGTCGACGTCAACGTCGTACTCACGCGAGGCGATCAGGCGATTCGTCCGGATATGCGCGCGCACCTGCCGCCCGATCTCGGCAGGGTCGGCGCTGTCGATGCGCAGCGAGGTCGTACCGTGCCGGCCGATGCGGTCGAAGGCGACGACGACGCCGGCCGTCCGGGCAGCACCCTCGGCGAGCGCCTCGTCGTACGCCCGGGCGATGGTCGCGGGGGCGACGTGCCCCGGGCCGAGGTGCATGCCGCGGTCGTCGCCCGCCTGCTCGCGCTGCGCTACGACGCCGCCGTTGAGCCCGAGGGCCGCGGCGTGCGCGGCGTCGACGTCGGCCGGCGTGGCGCTGCGCTTGCTCATCTCGACGAGCACGTCTTTGCCCGTCCATCCGACACGCGGGCCGCTCAGCGCCTTCGCGAACGCCTGCCAGCCATGCGCGACGGGCTTCGTGCCGCCAGGCAGGTAGATCCACCCGCCCGGGCGGCCGACGACGCCGGCACCGATGGCCAGGGAACGGAAAATCGCGGTGCGCCCGCTGCTCGCCGCAGCGGCGGCGATGGCGACGATCTCTTCGACCGAGTACATGGGCCGTACCTTTCGGGTTGGGGGTGCTGCGGAGATGTCAACCTAGCAGGTTTCCTAGCAGCTTTGCAACCCGGGCCGGCCCGGATATGGCGAGGGCGCCCCTGCCGCGAAACGGGGGCGCCCTCTGTCTGTGGGGAGGTGACTACTGCTCGCGGTCGCCTTCCGGCGCCTGCGTCTTGTCGCGCCCCGGGGTCGCAACCCGGGTCGCCGGGTCGAGGGTCACGGCGTCGGGCTGCTCGTAGTGCTCGGCCGCTGCCTTGTCGCCGTGCAGCACACGCGCGACCTCGGTCGCGCCCTCCTCGGGGCCCGCCTGCGCCCCGCCCTGCGGGTTCTCGTTGGTCGTCATGCCGGCAGGGTACCCACTAATCGCGGGGCTCAAGCCACACGCGGCGCCACGCGAGCGGCACCTCGCTTGCCCGGGTCGTCGGTACGTGCCGCACCTGATTCTGTGGATCGAGGTAGGCGACGACGTCGCACCCCTGCCGCGGGTCGTGAAACGTCCACGGCTCAAGGCCGAGGTCGTACGGGGTCTGTGCCGGCGTCGGCTCGGCCGCCGTGCGCTCGGCGTCGCGGCCGGCCCGGAAGGCGTCGTGAAGCGCCTGTATCGATGCGTCGGAAAAGTGGATCTCTAAGCGCTGCGTCTCTCCCATGCCCGGACACGGTACAGCCCCCGGCGTGCGGGATGCCGGGGGCTGCTGCCCGAACCCGATGGACGCGCCCAGCCTACCGCGCGGGCGACCTCGAGAATTTTTAACAAACCTTACAGTTAAACGGGGCGCGCGAACCCGCGACAGCCGACGATCGTTCCCTTCGCGTTGCGCACCTGCCGCCACGGCACGAGCAGGTCTTTACGGGTGTGCACCGCTAGCGCCGTCGGCAGACTGACGACGTAGGCCGTGCCCTCGACCGGGTCGGGCAGGTCGAGCACGTGCCCGTACTCGACGACCGCGAAGCCGACCATGCCCGCGGCCGGCTCGACGGTCTCGATCACCCGCTCAGCGATCCGAGCAACCTGCCCCGAGGGCTCGAAGGTCGCGTACGGGTAATCCTCGTCGCGTACCACGGTCGGCACCCCGGGCGGATACACGTCGATCGGATGCGGGGTGAGATTGATGATCATGGATCTACCTTTCGGTTGCGGCGAGGGGGACAAAAGGGGGACATGTCCCCCTCGACTCTCGGTGAAAGTGAAAAGTAACGGATCTTGTACGCTCCGTATTTACCGCCTGAGCAGCGGAAATATAGGAGAGAGAGAGAAATTTTTGACTCGCGTATAGGGCTTGAGAGACACCCCGAGGGGGACATGTCCCCCTTTTGTCCCCCTCGAAATCTGTCCCCCTTCCGTCCCCCTGTCCCCCTCACTCAGACCGGGCGGGCGGTACCCGGACCGAACACGCGACCGCCCTCGGCGACCGCGAGCCAACCGAGCCCGAGCGCCTTTTCGATCGCGCCTTCGGCGAGGTGCTTGTCGCGCCCTGCGAGCGTCTTGCGCAGCGCGCCGAGCGTCATCGGGCCGTCGTCGTGCACCCGCTGCGCGAGCCGGATCGCGACCCGCGTCTCGGCTGTCGAGTCGATGGCGTCGGCGACCGCGGCCCGGGCGTGCGCGCGGTGCCCCTCGGCTTCACTCTCGGCCGCGAGATACGCGGCCCGGGCTTTTCCCGCTGCCTCGCGAGCGAGCGCTTGCAGGTACGCCCGCACGCGATCGCTCGTGTCGATCACCACCTGCGCGAGCTGCCAATCGTCGACGTTGACCGCGCGGCGCGATTCGAGCAGCGCGAGCAGGGCGGCGACCTTGACCTTGAGCACGGTGTGTTGCGATTTGAACGGGTCGAGCTGCCCATCGGCGCCGAGCAGCCAATGCCCCGCGGGGAGCGACCCGGTCGCCTTCGCGTGCTCGGTGTCGTACAGCTCGTCGAGGATCGCCTCGGCGAACGTGATCGGCGAGAGGTCGGGCAGCGGCGGCGCCGGAAAGACCGCCCCGGGCGCCGGCAGCGTCGTCGGCACCTCGGGCGGGAATGGGCTCGTAATCTCGCCGGGCCACGGCACCCGGGCCGTACGCGGGGGGATCGTCGGGTCGACGGCCCACACGAACAGGAACCGCTGCGGCGTGCCCGCCTCGACGTCGGCGAGCAGCGGCAACACCGTCGCAGGCTGATAGCCGATCATGAGCCCTGCGGCGTACGACCGGGCCGGCACGGTGCGCGTCGTCTCGATCCGACCGTTTTTCTGCCCGAGCGTCTCGCCCGACCATGCCGTGCGCAGCGTTTCGCCGACCGTGCTGCCCGTGCGCTCGATGAGCTTATTGAGCCCGCCGCCCTCGTCGGAATGAAACAGGGCATTATGGTGCACTTGCTTACGAACCCGTTTCTTTTTCTCCGATCCGTCCTTCGCCATCTCGCCCGTGGGTTCGTCCACCTCGCCCATGTACGCCTCGGCGATGCCCTCGCCGCTGCCGAGGGGGAACTCTTCGAGCGGCCGGCCCGCCTTGACGAGCTCGCGGCTCACGGACAGCCCCGAGCTCTTGCCGCCGCCGGACGGCCCGACGACCGCGGCGAACAGGTTGAGGCTCGCGGGCTGCCCGATGCCCGTGTCGGCGCGCAGCGTGTGCGGCACCATGGCGGCGAGCCGGCAAAGCAGCCCCGCGAAGACGACGTCGGCCGAACGCACGCGAGAGTGTGCCGCCTGCCGCACGCGGCCGAGCGACTCGCGAGCTTGCCAGAATTCATCAGGTAGTGTCAGCCCGCCCGGGGTGATCATGGGAGCGGGGGGCGCCGCTGCCATGGGGGGAGTCACCCCGGGCCCGGTAAAACCCGGGGGCGCCGAGAGGGCGGTCGCCGCCGGGATGTCGTGCTCACACATCGCCCGCGGCGTCGGGTTGTCCTTCGCGGCGAGCTTGACGGCACCCGCCATGAGCCGATCCCACTCGCCGCCGTCGGCCCGCTGCGCGCCAACGGCCCGCCGGAACGCGAGATGTAGCGCAGCGACGGCCGTCGGCGTGCCGCGGTGCCCCTCGCCGCCCGATCGCACGATCGCCGAGAGCGCATCCCGGGCGACCTCGTGCCGCGCGCCGGCCGCCGAGGCAAGTTCGTCCACAGCCTTTATGCACACGCTGTGGATAACCGGGCAGGGGTCGCCGTCACGCAACGCGCCCCACCATGCCGACATGCCCGATAAGCCGAGCTCGGCTTTCTCGGCCCGGTCGTACGAGAGCGCGAGCCCGCGCACCCATGCCTCGGGCAGCGCGGCGAGATCGGCCGGCCGCGGGAGTGCGGTCCCGAGGCGGGTTTCGGCCATATCGCGCCACTCATACAGCGCGCCGCCCGCGTCCGGATTGGTGCTCGGCGCGACGACGGCGTAACGGTGCCCGGGTTGAATGATCTCGATGAACTTGCCCGCCTCACCAGGCCAGTTGATCTCGCGGCCGTCGAGGTGCGTCGGTACCCGGTAGAACCGAATGCCGCTCGGCGCCGGCCGCGCGCTTGACACCCACGTCGGCGGCAGCGGCCCGAAGCGGGCTTCGAGCTCGGCGAGCGTCACCTCGCCCTGCTTGACGACCTCTTTGCCGTGCTCGATCTTCGTGTATCCGGCGTCGATGTCGAGCCCGATGACGCCGGCCGGCATGCGCATGCCGATGTTGTAGGCCGCTTCGGGGCCCGTTTCCCACGCGCCGATGTCGGCGTCGGACGGGTACGGCGCCCCGTGGCCAGTGAACCCGCCCGGGGGCGGGTGCTTTTGCCCGGGCCCTCGGCCGATCGGCAGCGCGCCGGGCCACCCTGCCGCCCGGTAGATTCGCGCAGCTCGCCCGAAAGGACCGAGCCCTGTATCGTCGTTGCTCAAGTTCGTCTCTCCCAAGTGATGAACAGTCTCTGCCGAGACGCGAACGGCGCACTGCCACCCGAAAGGGGAGCGGCGCGCCGTTTGTCATTGATCGGGTAACCGACCCTACGCCTGCCGGCGACCACCATGCTTCGCCCGTTCGGCGAGCACCTGCCGGCCGCGGCGCACGGCCGCCTCGTAGGCGCGCGGGTCGCGCTTGAATTCACGGGTGATCGCCTCGTCGAGCAGATCGCGAACGACCTCGCCCTCGCGGGGACGAGAGTAGTTGCCCTGCTCGGCGTTGATCGCCGCCACGCCGAGCAGGTATTGCCGGGTCTGCGTGTCGACGAGCGCGTGCACTTGCTCAGAGAACCGTCGAGCGGCCGACGTCTGCGGCGCGGCGACGGGGGTCGCGAGATCAGTCATGCGCCGAAGTTAGCAGAAAACCTGCTAGGTCGTCGAGGTTGCCAACCTGCTAGGTTTCCTGCTAGGTTGACATCTCCGCACCACTTCAACCCGAAAGGTAGGGCCCCGATGCGACGGAAGATCGCGCAGGTCACCTCGACGATCATGGTCGCGAACCCGATCTACCTCGTCGCCGTGGCGTGCCTCGCCGCGGCCGGCGGGCTGCTGATCGGCGTCGGCTCGCACATGCTCGTCGACGTCATCAAGGTCGAGCTCACATGGTGGATCGGATGAGCCTACGACGCTACGAGCCGCGCGAACTGCGCGAAGACCCGCGAGAGGCGAGGCTTCCCGTGTGGGCCCGCGAGCTGCTCGACGAGACGCGCCGCATCGCTCGCGACGCAATGACCATCGCGACCGAGGCGATCAACGAGACGGACATCGCGACGGCCCGCGTCGTGCTCGACCCGCTCGGGCTCGGTGCCGGCGTGCCGAACTCGGTTCGCGAGATCGGCTTCCGGGTGCCCGTTCCGGGTCACCCGAACTGGCAGGACACGTTCATCACGGTCCGGCCGACGCTCGACGACGAGGGCAACCCGACCGGGGTCGACGTGCGCGGCGACACGGCGCTCATCATCCGGCCGTGGGTCACGAACTCGGTCAAGATCGAGCAGGCGGGCCGATGAGCGTGCAGCAGCACGTGCAGCGTCCCGTGCGCGTCTCGCAGGTGCTCGCCGTCGTGCCTCCGCGCCCGTGCGGGCTCGGTACGTGCGTCGGCGAGATCGAGATCGCGACGCAGGGCTCGGCCGCCCCGCTGCGGGTGCACCTGAGCGACGAGCAGCGCAACGCGATCATCTTCGCCCTCGGCGGCGACGTCCCGCCCCGCAACGAGTCGGACGGTTGGGAGGTGACCTCATGATCCGGATTTATCTCGCCGTCGGCCTGCTCGCCCTGCGCGTGCAGCTCGCGAAGCGACGCGAGCCGAAGCGGCCGGCATACGTCGGCCGGCACTGGGCGCCGGGGGCGATCTAGATGAGCGTCGTTCACCTCGTCTGCCCGTTCCCCCCGTGCACCGCGGAATGGTGGGTCGGCCGCGAGCCGGGGCAGACCCGGTTTCCCGTGCCGTTTCACATGCCGCAGGGCTTCGAGGGCGCCGAGCGGTACGAGCTGCGGTGCCCGGGCGCCGTGCACACGCTGCGGGGCGAAGGCGACGAGCCGCGCGAGCTCGACGCGCCGAGCAACGAGGCGATGAACCGGGCGTACGAGCATCACCTCGTACAGCTCGCCATCGAGCACGAGCGCGCCGAGCGCGAGCGTGAGGCCGAGCGCGGCAAGCAGGCGCCGCACCTTGGTTACCCGGTCGGCCGCCCGGTCGACTACGCACGCAGCACCGACATGTACTTTCCGGGCCGGCCGGCCGACGCGCCGGAACCCGGGCCGGGCGAGGCGCCCACGGCGCCCGTTGACTTCGGCAACGTGGCAGGGCATCACCTAGGGAGAGCAGCGATGGATAACGCGCACGACACGACGAAAGGGCTCGTCATCCTGGCACGAGCCAAAATGCAAGAGGCGGTCGGCAAGCTCGCCGGGTGCGCCGCTGCCCTTAACGGGGCAACGGGCATCGCGGTTATGGCCGAGATCGAGGCGACGGCCGGCAACGCGCTCGTCATCGCCGCGGTCGGCACGGGCGCCGGCAAGCCCGCGCCTGCCGAGCAGATGGCCGAACAAATGGCGCTCGCGGTCGACACGATCATGGGCCCGGACGGCGGGAACGTGTTCAACGCGATCGAGGTCGCCAAGATTCGCGTCGAGACGGCGTCGCAGCAGCTCACCGCGGCAATCGAGCAGGCGAATCGATACGTTGCGCTGCTGAGCTAGTGGCGACGTACGAGGAAGTGCACGCAGGCGATCACGTGCTCGGGCACGACCGCGATCTGTGGGGCGTCGAGGCGATTGTTCACACGCCGCGACTCGCTGTGACGTTGGTCAAACCCGGGCACCGCGTGACGGGTTACCCGCCCCCGGGCACGCAGGTCACTATCGTTCACCGGTCGGACGTCGGTCCCGAGGCGGCAGCGTGGCAGGTACTCGCCGCCGCGCTCGGGCCCGTCGAAGTTATCGGAGAGATGTGGAAATGATCATGCAGCAGCTCGGCTCGCCGCGGCGCGCCCTGCTTACGGTTCCGGTCATCCCGGGGCCCGAGCCGACGCCGGCCGGCCCGTGCGTCGCCTGCGGGCGCTCGGATATGCGCGCGTGGCGGGTGGTCGACGGCGTCGATCTGATCATGTGCATCGACGCCGAGTCGTGCCGCGCAACGTTCATGGCGGCCGGCTCGTGACGCCGGCCGAGCAGGCGGTCGCCGCCCTGCGGGATCGGCGCTCGCGCGCCGCCGAGGCGGGCATCGACGCGGTCGGCAATCCATCGCTCTTCACGCTTACGGCCGCGAAGGCGGTCGCCGAGGCGGTCGGGGTCGCGATCCGTGTGCGGGTCGACGATGAGATCGTGCGCGCCGCGACGAACGTCTCGTCGATCGTGCTCACAAAGCAGGCACTCGAAGCGGCCTTCGCTGCCGCGGGCTTCGAGGTAGAGGAATAAGGGGAGAGATGACGCAATCCGCACAAACCGTGCACCCTGCCGGGGCGCGTACCGGGCCGATGCCGACCGGGGGTCGTTGGGGTTGGTACCGCGATCACGAGGGCAAGGAATTCCGGCGCGTATCGACGCTCGTCAAAGAGGTCGAGACGGACGGTTACAACCTCGAAAAATGGAAGCTGCGGCAGGTCGCCGAGGGACTCGCCGTGCGCGACGACCTCGTGCTCGCCGTGAAGGCGATGGGCCGGCCCGACCCGGTCGAGGGTTGGTCGCAAGCCGACAAGGCGAAGCTCGACAGCATTGCGAAAGACGCGATGACGGCCGCCAAGCAGGCCGACGGCGCCCGAAAGGGTACGGCGCTGCACGACCTCACCGAGCGGCTTGACCGCGGCGAGCGCCTCGACGACGTCGTGCGCGGGCTGCCCGAGCAGGTCGCCCGCACGCTGCGAGCGTACGACTTCCTTCGCCGCGAGCACGGGTGGCGCACGGTCGAGATCGAGCGCACGGTCGTCTGCGACGAGCTCGAAGTCGCTGGCACCTTCGACCGAATCGAGCACCTCGACACCCTGTCGGAACTGCTCGGGCCGGCGTCGTGCCAGTACGGCGCGAACTGCCCCGATATCGGGCTGCCCGGGCACAGCGACTCGGTCATCGCCGACGTGAAGAGCGAGGCGGCGCCGTGGAAAAACGGGCTGCATATCGCCCCGCAGCTCGCGATCTACTCACGGGCGAAGCGCATGTGGGTGCCGACCGGGGGCATGGTCACGGTCAAGATCGCAGGCGAAGATCGGCAGATTCCCGACGGCAAGTACGTCAAGGCGCCGTGCGTCCGGCAAGACGTCGGCATCGTCGTGCACGTCGGCAACGGCGATGCCGTGCCGTACTTCGTCAACCTCGGCGAGGGATGGCTCGCGGCCCGGGCCGCGTACGACCAGGCACAGCGAAAGGCACGCGCGAAGCGCGACCTCGGCGCGTCCGGAGCGTGGTTCGTGCCGATGCCCGGTATCCGGCGCCCGCCCGGGCCGTCGGCCGCCGAGGTCGCCGCGGCGGCGCAGCAGCAGGCCGACGGCCGCGGGGGGCAAAAGTGCCTCGTGTGTCACACGCCCGTGCAGCCCGGGGCGACCAACTGCCGGCAGTGCGGTAACTCGGTCGCGCAGGTCGCGACCGCCCGCGCCGACGGCATGGTCGAGTGGCAGCCCGAGCCGGCCGTCGGTACGCAGGTCACGGTCGGCGGCGTCGGCTTCACGAAGGTCGACACGGTCGAGAATGTTGCGCAGCGCGGGCCGCTCGACGAGGTCGACAAGAGCGCGATCGAGGCAATCTGGGCCGCAGTCGAGGTCAACGGGCCCGGGCAATCGCTCTCGCGCGTCTTCGAGATCTACACGGGCATGGGCCGACTATGGGGCGGTCGCGTGGCCGAGGCGGGCGCCGCGCGGCGCCGGCAGATCGAGTGCCCGCAGCGCGCGCTTCACGTCGGTAACGGAAAGTGCGCGTGCGGGTGGGTTGCCGGGGTGCCGGCGTAGCCGATCCTGCTAGGAACCTGCTAGATTCAAGACCCGCCCTCGGGCTCGGCTCGCCGCGAAGGCTCGGGCCCGGGGGCGTACAAGTCCCCATCAATCCGTATCAAACTCTCCGAATCGAGGGACAGTGACACAGCCCAACCCGTTCGGCGCCGCCGTGGCGACCGATCAGCAGCAGCAGGCGAACCCGTTCGGGCAGCCCGCGGCGGCGCCCGCTCAGCAGCCGCAGCAGGCGCCCAACCCGTTCGGCGCACCGCAGGGGCAGCCCCCGGCGCCCGCGCAGGCGTACGCACCCGCTCATCCCGCACAGCAGGCGCCGACCGCGAACCCGTTCGGCGCGCCGGCCGCGCCGCAGGCGTACGCCCCCCCGGCGCCGGCCGCCTATGCCCCGCCCGCGGCACCGCAGTACGCGCCGCCCACTCAGCAGCAGTACGCGCCGCCCGCTCAGGCGTACGCCCCGCAGCAGGCGCCGCCCAGCTCGCCGCCGCCGCTCGGGCAGGTCGCCGCGGCGCCCGCCCCGGTCGCGGGTGGCGGTCGAGGCGCGAAGCTGCCCGACATGTACGGCCGGCTCGTCATCGCCTTCCCGCACTCGCTCAAGCGCGTCCCGCGCCGGCCCGAGCACATCACGGCCGAGCAGCGCGCGGCCGGCAACGTCGAGCAGGACCAAATGACCGTGACGTTCGTCGTGCTCGACTCGGGCCCGGGCACGCCGCCCGGTACCGGGTTCATCGACTTCGGCGGCGCCCCGCACGCGCTGCCGCCGACGCCGCACACGGACCGCGAGCCGCTGCCGTACGTCCGTAAGGGCATGTGGATCAACCAAAGTCGCCTGATCTCGCAGCTTCGCGACTTCATGCCGGGCGGGCCGCTCGCGGGCCCGGGCGGCAGCCCGGGCATGGTGTGCGGCCGGCTCGTGAAGACCGGGCCCGAGAGTAACGCCCCGTGGTTCCTGACGACCGCCGAGCCGGCCGAGCTCACGATCGCGGGGCAGTACCTCTCGCTCGTCGCCGAGAACCGTTACCCGCACCCGCTCGCGTGATCCTGACGATCAGGGCGATCGGCCGCCCCGCGCCGCAGGGCTCGAAAGACCTCGGCGGCGCGGGGCAGGTTCTCGAATCGAGCCCGTACCTCGCAGCATGGCGGCAGTGTGTGCGCATCGCCGCCTTTCGGGCGTACGCCGCGGCGCAGATCGACCCGCTCGGGCTGCCCGTGTTCGCGGCCGGCGTGCCCGTGCGCATCGAGCGCGTGACGTTCTACCTTCGCCGCGGCGAGCAGGGCGGCGCGGCCGACTGCGAGTACCCGGTCGGCGACCCGGACGTCGACAAGCTGCTGCGCGCGGTGCTCGACGCGCTCGGCGGCCGGACCAACAAGCGCGAGACGGCTCGGCTGTACGCCGACGACTCGCAGGTCGTGCACATCGGCGACCTCGGCAAGGAATGGGCGCCGACGCCGGAAGCGGCAGGCGCATTGATCATAGTTTCTGATGGGAGAGACTAAAATGCCCGTTACGTACCGCGTGCTCGTGATCCGGCAGGAAACGACACGCCGCGGCCTTTTAACGCAGGCGCACGAGCTCGCGCCCGAGGTGCTCTTCGAGGCGGCCGGCCCGGACGCCGAGCGCCTGCTCGGATACGCGCCCGACGAGGTCGAGCAGGCGCTTAAGGCCGCGGCCGAGGCGCCGACATCGACCGGGCAGCTCATCGACGTCGAGGCGCTCGCGAAGGGCGGCACGCTTATCTACCGACCCGACGACCCGACGGCCGAGCCCGAGCCGCAGGCGGTCGACGCGCCGGCCGAGCAGGCGCCGGCACCCGCGAAGCGGAAGCGGCGCACGAAGGCCGAGATCGC